ACTTTCTTATCTCCGTCCACACGTTCCCTATCGGGAAGATTCCCCACAAATACGCGCTAAATGAGGGGAATGTTACCGATCGGTATCAGTAACCCTTCTTAGTAGAAGGCATCTTAACAGGCTTGCCAGTTTTGGCTGCTGCTTTCTTAGCTGCTGCTTTACCAGCGGGAGTATAGGGATACTCTTTGTTTCCAACCTTAGGCATGATAAACTCCGTTACTTTTGTTTAGCTGTTTTGGCTGACTTCTTAAATTGAGCAGCAGTAGGGGCACCGGGAGAACCAGGCTTCCTCATCTTCTCATTAGAACCAGCTTTGATGCGCATACGCTTAGCATGGATGTTAGCGTACAAACCCTGTTTAGCCATTTAACATTTCCACTTACGAAGGGCTAGTGCTTTGCGAGTGGGTCTACCTTTCTCATCCTTCATCGGTCCCTTCACACCACCCATACGGGCACAGAAGGAACGCTTACGAGGCCCACCCTCAGGCTGTGGGGCCTTCAGGTTAGAGCCCGTCTCTCGGTTGTATTTATCTCTACCAGCTTTCGTTAGTCCACCGGAACGAGATTTGTGTGTACCTATTTTAAGGCTGACGTTACTTTTTCTTACCGCCATTACCCTTATGTCCTTTGCTACCACAAGCCATTAGAATACTCCGGGAATGATTTGACCAGTCACTGCATAAGCGCCAAGAGCAGCCACAATGCCAAGCATAGCAAGGCGACCGTTGATGAGTTCAGCACGTTCGTTATGCATTACGTTATAAGAGGGGTCCATGTATACGGGGGGTTCTTTAGCCCAGATGTTGGTGTCGTTCATCAGAAGTTAATGTTAGAGCGTTCGAGTTTGTCTGCAATATCTTGACGATAGGCAGGATCCTTGTCGTAGCGTGGGTCACTCATAGCAGCAACAAGTTCTGCTTGAGAACGGAATGCATCAGCAGTGTTACGAGGAGCAGCACCAGTGAGCATCTCCCCATCGTACCCTACAGCATCTTGGTACCGTGCATTCAATGCTTGAACAGCAAAGAACATACCCAACGGATCACCACGATCCATCACCTTATCGTACATAGCAATCTCTTGCTCACTCAGGTTCTGGCTAGCCCATTGGATCATGTTCTGATACTCAGCAGTACCACCAACTGACTCTTGGATCTGTTCGATATCATTGGAGGTAGCCTGCTCAACTTGAGGTGCCTCCTGTTGCTTCTGTAGGAACATGTTAGCCACATCAACAGGGCTCATGTTCTCTACTTGTCCAACCAGTTCTGGATCCCATTCGCCAGTGCGGTAGGACTCCATGATGGATTCATAGAGATCCAACTCCTCCGGCTCTTCGGTATCCTGTGGCTCTTCGGGAGCAGCTTCAGGTACCTCCTCCTCTTCCTGCTTACCACTCAGGCGCTTCTGGAGTTCAAGGTAACCACGTTCTAGTTCTTCTGCTGAGCGATACTTGCCAGCCAGCAGTTCATTTTCTTGTTCGGCAAGTCGTTCACCAACTGCCAGAGAATCAAGTTCTTCAGCGGAAAGCTCACCTTCCACTTGCTCATACGGATTAAGAGTAATTTCGTTTGCCATTTGCTGTGATAACGGTTAGATTGCCAAGACCTACAGTCCTGACGAAATCGGGGGAACGACCGATAGTTGGCTCTCCAATCTTGGTACGCTTCATGGAAGGTGCCGGCTCTGGATTAACTACCTCTTCAGCCGAAGGGGCTTCCTCCGGGGATATTGCTTTCTTGTTCGATCTCTGGGGTTTCGTTGGTGTTTGCTTGTCCATTTAACTCATTCATTAGTTGTGGATTCTTGGAGGGATCCATGAGGGGAGCCTTGGCCATGTTAGGAGCCTGCTTAAGTTGCTCCATCTGCATAGCCTGTTGCTGTGCTTGTGCTTGTTGCTCTTGGATCTGACTCATTGACTTAACAAGGTTCAGTACATCGATGCCCTGAGCAGCAGCAAGACGCTTGATAGCCTCATCGATGTTGACGTAGGTACCAAGTGCTTCGGGTCCAAGTGTTTGTGCAATGATTGTGAAGAACTGAGTAAGTGATTCACGATCCTGTCCCCTACCAAGTGCATTGATACCTGCAACAATTGTAGGACGTACAAGATCCTTGGGGATACGGGGAATGTCTTGATTCTTCTGGAGTACAGACAACTTACGATTCAGGTAAGGTACCAGGAACTCAACAGTCAACAGGCTAAAAAGTCCACCGAGTTGTTGCTCCAGTTCCATTTGTGTCATGCGTACTTCTTCAGCAGTAGTACGCTCGCTGTTCCTAACATTAAGGATCAGGAATGCTTCACTCAGTCTACGTTCCAGTACACCAGCCATTTCCATAGCAGTCTTGAAGTCGGCTGTCTTACCAACTTGTACAACAGAGATGTCATCAGGACGCCCCTGAATGATGGCCCCGTTGCCCGCTGCAGAGAGTGTCTGTGGTTTGGTGGTACTGGACGGGGACACAGTGAAGACCACCTTAGCGGCGACTGCAGAGCCCTCTACGAGTGCTTGCATCAGAGCCTCTAGAGAACGTAGGTCACCTAGGAACTCTTCGACTCTACCCCTACCGAATGACTCACCGTCTACAACATTAAAGCGTAGCACTAACCAGGGGTTAGCATCGAGTGGTGCCTTACCTTGTGAACCAGGGATGATCTTATCGAACACCTCTTGGTGCCAGACAAGGCGGTTGTTATCTCGTCTGATGTGGGTGTAGACATCTACATCCTCATCGTTATCTGTGCCATCCTCACCGGGAGGATTAACAGGCATTGCTGCCAGCAGTACTGGAGCAAGTAGTTTACGGCTGATGCGTTCTCGTGTGACGATCTCTAGGATTTCACCGTTACCATCGCGGTCTACAACATACCTGTTCAATGGATATAGCTTAAGCCCCTTGGGACCCATGTAGATGAGAGCATTACCACCAACAACCAGATGCTTGAGAGCCTGGTGTACAGTAACGCGATCACTAGATGCCGCTATGATTTCCATGACGGATCGTTCCATCTTCGCAAAGGAGATGTCAAGATCCGATCGTGCTTCTGCTGGTAGATCTACACCCAGTTTTGAATCATCAATCTGTAGCTTAAAAAAGCTGGTTTGAGGAGGGAGAAGAGCTAGCATCAATTTAGATGCCAATGTAACCACTCCTTTTGCACCAACGCTTTGCCATGGTGTAGTCAACCGTAAGTTAGTTGAACGTCCCACATCATCATCCTGTTGGATGAGAGTAGGTAGTGTCAACTGAGAGCACTGAACAGCTGTGTCTAGAAATGTGGTACGATACTTACTTAGATAATCGTAGCGTGATTTAGCTGTCATTTAATTACCCGATGTTATACTGCCAACCACCAGTTGGTGATATACGTTGTGAAGCAAGACCTTGGGATTGGGGGCCACCTCCTGCACGACGTGACTTCTTACTGCGCCAGCCGGTAGCCATTGAGAAGATGTCGGATCCAACACCAGGCATGTTGATGTTGATGTCCTGCTTGTCAGTTTCAGTAGGTACCGTGGTATCAGTTTCAGTACCTCCAGCACCTCCAGCACCTCCAGCACCATTATTAGTAATAGTTTCTGCTAATTTAACAGTAGGTGTATACGGAGTAGTGAATGTGCCACCTTGTTTTTTGGTAAGTGCTTCAGCTGTCAAACCTTTCCGTTGGCCTGGTGTATACGTTTGCTCCTTCCCTTTGCCAAAGGGGTTGTCTCCGTACACTGTACGCGTTAGTTGATTGGGTTTACCGTTTCCGTCAACACCTCCCCAGGTATACTGCTTATCTCTTATGCTACCTGTTGATCGGCCAAGTCCTTGCATAACTGGGTCTGTTGTATTGGAAAAGAAAATATCAGAAAGGCTTTTCTTACCTTTAGTGGCGCCGGGTAGTCCAGCCTTAAGCATCTTGTCAGCTGCAGCACCAACGGAACTGCCTTCCAGATTAGCAGTACCAGCTACAATTTTCATGATTTGATTGGGGCTATATCCATCCAATTTCATCAATCTTTTTACGTCTCTACCCGTCACCTTCTTGCTTCCCTTATTCCAAGTCGCTCCGCTAGTACCTATAGCGGAGTCAATCACACCCTTGTAGGACGCATCCCGAGTTTGAGAAACAGTTCCAAACTCTTTCTGAAACTTATCACCAAGGTTGTAACCTCGATCCATGGCGTACTGAGCAATATCTCGACTACTTGGCATGGGGGCACCAGTAGCTGCCAACGAGTCGTAGTACTGTTGGCCAATCTTTTGACCAGCTTGTCCTCGCTCATCAATGCCTGCAGCGAAGTTACCTACTGCTGCAATGTTAGCTGTACGATCTGCAGTTTGTTTGTTTGAAGCGACAGCTTGCTTATTTGAAGCTGTAATTTTGTTAATAACATTTTGACTTACATTGCTATCTTTAAGCCCTTGACGTAAATCTTTAGTTAAAGTTCCAGTGCTGGCTGCTGTCTTAGCTGCTGTCTTAGCCGCTTCCTTGGCTTTAGGCATAATTAATTCTCCTCTAGTTTCTGTTGGATGTACTCAACCACGCTCCGTTGGCCTGAGCGATACATGATTTGTGCAATTGTATTGTCCGGGTGGGGATTAAGTGGTGGGAAGTTTTCCTCCAGCTGTTGCAGGAGAGATGTCAGTTGGAGACCATGGGTCTCAAGCATACTGAGGTAGGTTGGGGTTTGCATGTTCAAAGAACGCTGGCATACGGGCTCGCTTTGTATCAGAAAGCTCTGGAGCTTTGCCCTCATACATCAGACGATCGCTAGCATCCAGCCAAAATTTTTTACTAAGATATTTATCGGTATGTGACACTTTCAAAGGTGTCATTACCCAATTGATAGTTGCCTTACGCAGTTTATCAAGAGAAGGACTGATATCAAGCCCCAGCTCACGACAAACAAGGCTATTGGCGCCAACGTGAACTTGTTCATCTCTAGATATGTCGGCACTCACTGTTCGTAAACCAGCGTCACCATTAAAGCGGAAGAAGGGGAGTAGTACGAAGAAGATTGCACGTTCGGCCACCAGTGCTTTGAGGACCGTGTGATCAGGATGCGCCGTCCACGCATCTCGGAGTCGCTTTGCTTCGGCTTCAGCAGTTTCGTCAACACCCACAGCATTGGCGATGTAACCGAGAGCCAGGTCGTGGTTCTCTTCGTCCCTGACATTAGATCGGAGTAGGTCACGCGATAGCTCTGGAATTTCATCAAGGGCAGATTCAATGAAGTCACCAACCGGTAGTTCCATATGTCTCATAGCAAGGGCGCGGTAGATCGTTTCCTCCGCACCTTCTTTGAATTGACCAGCGGTGGTCTGAACAGGAGTCCAGGTCCGCTTTCGTTGTTGTAGTTTTAGATAGGGGTTCATTCGCCGCAATTACAATCAGGAGCAGGATCAGTTAGAATAGACTCCAGGTAATCATCGACTTCAGACTCATCCAGTGCGGCATAGGCACTCGACTTGTCTTGAACGTCACCCATTACCTGAAGTGAGTAATAAAGACTTGTCTGGGGGCCATTTAGCCACTCCTCAATAAAGGCTTCATTATAGGTGACCACATCGGACCAGCTATTAAATGAATACCCATGAAGAAGTCCCGTCTTATCAAGCATTGAGACAATGCCATTAACTACATTATAGTATGCATCCCAGCCAACTTCTGATGCGATCTCAACAGGACCGTAATCGAAACTCTGGACGCCAAACGTACCGCTATCACGGTCTACTTGGCGGGCAATAGGAGGTGCAATCTCAGGGCATGTAGTGTACCCATCAAGATCTGTGTAGCGGTAGCTGCAGGAAGCAGTTGGTGCAATGGCAAAGGCACGGGCCATGTTATTGAAGCGAGCTACTTGTGCAGCTTGTTCAATACCAGATTTAAGTGCAAGTGCCAATGTTGCTGCTGGTGTTTGCTCTACTGGTCGTCCGTCATTGACTGCTGCCAGGACTTCACCGAACGCTTTGTAAGAGACTCCATAGCGTCGGAGTAGGTTGGCAAGGCCAAGCATTCCGAGACCGACTTGGCGATCTGTCTCCGAAGGGAGGTACTCTCCGCTATCTCCGACATTCGTTTTGGAGTGAAGGGAGCACAGCTCTGACATTCCGTTGACAAAAGCACCTGAAATTTCATCGAGCTCACAACCCCCAAGGTTAACATGCTGCAGTAGACAGGTTCCTCGTGAGGGCAGGTAGACCTCCAAACATACATTACCTCGGATTCGATTTCCATCTTTGTCTACCTTTGTTTTATTAAGCCAGATGTCACCACGTTTGATACCAAGAATCAGCGCTTCCCGTACCTCTTTCGTTGCAACATTCCACCAATGCGGGTTAATGTTGACACAACGTTTGACCCATGGAAGATCAGCTCTACTAACAGTGATAAACTCAAGTACGTCAGGGTGGTTAAGATCAAGATGACATACAACAGCTCCATTTTTATATACTCCACCGCGTCGTAGGATCTCGTTTAGTGTGCTGTAGATTTTGGCAAAGGAGACCGGGCCGCTTGCCACAAGTCCTTTGCCATTTTCAGCGCCTTTGGGTCGTAGTTTGGATAGATGGACAGCAACGCCAGCTCCGTATCGGAGAGCGTGGGAAACAAATCGCCAGGATGCTTCGATACCATTGGGTCCTTCCATTTCATCTTCTACGACAAACACCGTACAGGATACGGGCAGTCGGGATGTCGGATCATCAATCCAACTTTGTACTCGGCCAGTACGAGCGATTAGTTCTTTGTTCATACCAAGTTATTAAGATTGGGTGGTTGGTAGTTGGGACCCTTTAACACTTTACCATCATTGCGGTAGAGCGGTTGTCCGTTATCATCAAGCTTGGACAGGTTGCTTTGGTGTACACGATGCAGCGCTTCATCCAGGTCCCATCCAAGATTCTCTGCATATTGGTAGCAAACATAGACAAGATCAGCTAGTTCCTTAAGGCAATCGGCTGCGTTCACAGCGAAACCTTTGATCAGCTGATTCTCAGCATCTAGGAACTCTTTGAACTCTTCAACGATCAAAGTCCGTTGCATAGTCCGTGAAGCTGGACTCGTACTGTTGCTGACCCGGAAACTTTTCCTGAACTCCTGTGCTTGTTGCTGTGGTGACAACTTCATTGTCAAGCTCATTTTGTAGATAGTGGATAGCTTTTTTAAGATCCTCTACCTTGCTGTCCTTATGGCCGGCACGGCAGATGTATTTGATGGCATTGCCAAGGTGGAAGTTCAGGTCTTGGTCTCGAATGAAATCCCAGACTTGGATGTTTCCCCGTTGGTAGTAGTTGGGGCCTGTGGAATTGGAGTGGGCCATTTCTTAACTAGGTTAGACATTGAATTGCCAAGCACAAAGCACTGGCGTTGTAGGGCAAGAAAGATCGTGATGATGTCTTCCTTGTGTGACTCAGGATGTCGTAGAGCGTCTTCAATCTGCTTCAGTTTGAACTGTTGCTCCATTGTCAGCTCCAGTATCGGGGCTGGGATTCCAAAGTCTTGGTTCTTGATTGGTGAAATCATAGTCCTCATGCTGTAAGATCTTAGCTAGGCGGGCATTCATTAGTGCTACATCCTCACCGAGATCTTTCTCAGCAAATGCTTTGACTACTGTATCCCAAGTGTAACCTTCCTTTTCAAATAGGGCTACTGCTCGCTTAATACCAATACCAGGAACACCAGCATAACCGTCTGTCTGGTCACCTGCCAGTGTCTGAATGAGGTGCCACCTACGGCCCTCCTCAGGCTCTACAGTGGTCACTCCCTCACTGAGGTCATACAGGTCCCCAGGGATCTGCCGCATGTCCTTGTCAGGGCTACAAAGGATGTGTCCGGGCTCTTTGGTGGCGTAGATACCAAGCGCATCGTCAGCCTCCAGTTGGGGCATTGTTACAACGTGGTACGTCTCGCGGAGCGCATTGATTGCCCGACGGTATCCGCACGGTTTCTTTCGGTTTCGATGTCCTTTATAGTTTGGATCAATAGATTTGCGAAAGTTAACAGCATCAGAAAAGAAAAGGATACTGTCATCAAAACACCCAAGGTCATTAGCTATTTGGTAAAGTTCACGTTCGATTGACTTCATTACCTCTGTGAATTTAGAAGTCACAAAGATAACGTCATCACCGAAGTCTACCTCAGCCTCATTAGCAGCACACGCCTTGTAGACAATATAATCAGCGTCGATAAGTAGGCTCACTTACCCTGCCCCCGTCGCAGCTTACGGCCACGTTTGGGAAGAGATCGAGTACCATTACCCTGGTGGGTATGCTTGTATTTAGCGCGGGACTCAAATTTGGTGCGTCCCAGGTCAGTTTTAGATCGTGCCATAGTGGTTATTAGTGGACATCAGCCCAGGAGGCGCCTATCTTGCCCTCAGCAGCGATTGGAACACGTAGCTCGTAGTACTCCCCCGCAAGGGATGCACACAGCTCTAGGTGGTTCTTAAGGTCTTCTGCGTAAGTTGGTAGGCACTCGTATTGCAATTCGTCGTGGACAAATGCAAGCTGATGAGTGTGAAGGATGTAATCGTTGTCAATGGTGGGGAAGTTCTGGTCAGCAATGACCATCCACCGCTTAGCTACAACACCGGCACCCGATTGCAATAAGTAATTGAGTGCTTTGTGGGGACTATCAACAGAGATCTTACGACCGTCTATTGACTTGATAAAGCCTCGCTCACCAGCTTGACGAACAGCGGTAAGAAGGCTATCCAGGCCGTCAATGGCAGCAACATAAGCGGATCGTATTTCCGCACCTTTTTTCTTGGCCTTGTCCGGGGGAAGGCTTGGGTCATAACTGATACCTATCTTCTGGTCTCCAGCTCCGTACAAAAATGCATAAGTTACAGTCTTGACGAGCCGGCGTGAAATACCTATCTTGTCTGCATTCTCCTGGTGAATATCACCGTTGAGAAGAACGTCTCCGTACCTGCCTCCATCATATCTAGCCAGATAGTGGGCAAGCATTCGCAATTCAATCCCTGAGAGGTCAGCACCAACCATAACATGGCCAGGGCTAGGGATGAATAGCTTTCTAAAGTTAAGGTCACTGGGTACCTGTGCAAGGTTGGGATTACGGTGAGCACAACGGTGTGTGTTCGTAGCAACTGAACAGTGGTGGTGAATACGATTACCACTTACCAGTTTAAGCCAGGCATTCTTACCCTCGGATAACATACCGAGTTGCTTGGTAAGTTCCAGGCAACGGAAGAACTGCAGTGCCTCCTCTGTCCCGATATCCTTGAGAACTGTTTCGTCAATGGCAGTCTTGCCACTTGCTGTCTCTTTATCGGGGATCCAACCGTGGTGGTTCTTCATGATCCACGCAATGTGATCACGACTGGTAGGGCTGAACTCCTTGAGTTTGGTTAGAGTGGCACCTCCCACATATCCTGTGGTGCGGTTAGATCTCTTCGGAGTGAATTCGCGGTCTTTAACGTAAGGATACCGCTTGCGTAGTACTCGATTAAGGCCGTCAAGTTCTGAGTAGAGAGCCTGTGCAAGTTCCCGTGCAGCAGCTTCGTCAAAGTACCATCCATGTAATTCTTGGGTGGTGAGGATGGAGGCGACATCATGTTCTAGTTTGATGAAGTCAGGTATGGATGGAAGTGTTGCCATAGTTTATATGTTACTTGTACATCTTGTACACAATAGTCTTGCATCTCCTGTGACCAGTGCTTCCAGTCAGCGTCCTTACCAAACTCCCCCTTGTACTCACCCAGTCGGTAACCGTATGCTTCAAGACTGTGACGGCCCTGTAACTTGGGTGGCATGGTCTTTAGCCTGCGCTTCTGATCTGTCTTAAGGATGTCTGCGTGGTAGATGCGACTCAGTACAAGTGTATCGACAATGGTAGCATTGGGAGTGAACCATGGAAACAACTTACGTATCACTGGCAGGTCGTATCCAATGATGTTGTGGCCGATAAGTGACTTGGCATCCTCAAGTATTTGGATACCCTTTGTAATCGGCTGCTCACTACCTTCATCATTGAAGACAAGAGTTTGTTTGGTATCGAGATCATAGATGCCAACACAGTGAATCTTGGAGCAATGATCATACAGGCCGTCTGTCTCTAGGTCAAAGATCAGGTTCACTTCCCCATCCACTTGTAGGTCTTGTCAACGAACTGAGCGCGCTTGATAGCTGCAGCTGTCGGAGGGTTAGGGGCTACAAGGTCGTAGTAAGGGTCTTCCTCATATCGGATGTACTTAGGATAGCCATCAGGTGCAATGGTCTTGAACTCAAAAGTCCGTGGTTGCGTCGAAGTCATTAGCTTCAGTCTCAGTAAATTTACAAGTCTCTAGGTCGTAGTCCAGCTGACAGGCGACTCCTACTTCTCCACTATAACGGTTCTTGAGGACTCGCACAGTTGTTGTAGAGCCTCCTCGATCCGTCTGCTGGTTCCGTTCAAGCGCAATAACTCCATCTGACAGTTGAGCAATAGCTGCCGAACCTCGAAGTTGTCCAAGGGTGACTCGTGCTCCTTCTTCATGGTTTTGATCATTAGATGTACGACGTAGGTGGGAGACAAGGAACATAGCTACACCAGTCCTCTCGACAAGGGAGCGTAGTTTTGTCATTGTTTGGTCGATCATGCGGCGCTCATCGCCCTCAAGACCAGACATCAGGATAGACAAGTGATCAAGGAAGATCACCTTTGTGTCCAATCCACAGGCAAGGTACTCAATGCGGTTATAGATGACATCGGGATCAAAGCTGCCAAAGCCATCAAAAAGAAAAAGGTTCCAGTTAGCAAGCGTGGCTTGGTAAGCATCTGTCAGGGTAGATCGGTCATGATTACCTAGGTGAAGAGACTTACCAACAGCAGCGGACATCAATCCAAGAGCTGTTCTACGGTTGCTTTCCTCAAGCGCCAAGTACCCGACCCGTTCACCGTTGGTGAGTAGGTGAGTTGCAAGTTCACGACAGACGGAACTCTTCCCGATTCCACTGCCTGCAGTAATGGTGACGAGTTCGCCAAGACGGATGCCGTGAAGTTTGTCGTTAAGTCCACTGAAGGGGTACTCATAATCACATGGTGGGTTGGGTGTGGTAACTAGATCAAGCAGGGACCGACCATCTACAATTCCATCTGGACGATACGGTTTTGCATCCCAAATCGCTCGACGAATTGCTTCAGTGTCATCGGCTTGGAGAGCGTCTGACGCATCCTTGTATTCCTCAAGTCTTGCGATCTTTGTCTTGCCAGGTGGTAGGACCCCTGCTGCGTCCTCCGCCGCCTTACGGCCTGCCTCGTCATTGTCGAAGAACAGGACAATCTCCTCATAACCCTGTAGCCATTGGAGAGCCCGTTGAACCGACTTCCTTGCCGCAGCGGCACCGCTAGGTAGAGATACCATCGGCCACCCCGGCATAACTTCCTGACAGCTAGCCGCATCGAGTTCCCCTTCAGTGATGACGACTCGTTTTCCAGTGGCGGGAAACAAATGCTGTCCAAAGAGGGTTCCTGGTACATCGCCTTCATAACTAAAGATCTTATTCTTGGTCTTTACCTTACATCCTCGAAGTACTCCAGCATCGTCGAAATAATGGAAGCGTAGGACATCGCCATCCCTGTAGATTCGGTACTGTTGGCATACCTTTTCTGATATGTTCCGTTTTTGCAGCCGCTCGGCTGAACCTCGGAGTTGGACATTGGTGGACATTGTGTGAGTGTGAACCTGTTGTTCATCGTTGCCATATGTATTACATGCGAAACAAAAAGTGTGGCCATCTGAGTACAAGCTATTTGCATCAGATGACCCACAGGTTTCACACGGTAAGTGCCTTACGAACTCGCTGTTCGATTCGATCGTATTCATTCACTTGTTTAACGTGGTACTCCTTCCACTCACGAATAGCTTGTACAAAGCCCTCAACAAGGGCATCACCATAGGTAGGATCGGAATAATCTACATCAGCAAGGAAGTCAGCGAAAGCGTTGGCGTAGTATTCAGCAGTACCGTAGGTCATTTCTGGTAGGCGGAGTTGATCAGTTCTTCATAGGCATCCAGGGCATCCTCAAAGCCTTCTACAATATCGTTCGGGGAGGATGTCTTGGCAAGTGCATTGATGAGCCCTGTAGCCAGGTCTCGGATAAGTTCTACGTCAGCCATGAAAGAGGAATCGAGTGGAAAGAACACCAAAGGAAGCCATGTTTATCGGCCCACTTGGCATAGGTAGTTTTAGATCCTTTGTAGATCTTGTTATGAGGTGCTTGGAATACAAATCGTACATCAAGGTCAGGATGCATAGCCCTGACGGCTTTCATCTTGCGCCTATCTTCCTCAGTTAGTTGGCCCTTGGTTTCCAGGTAGATACCATTGGGCAACAGGAAGTCGGGAGTGTAGTTACACTGCAGGACGTAGGGGACCTTGGTAGATTCATATTCGTATTTAACCCCAAGGTTGGTGAGAAGATCAGCGACCTTCTCTTCAAGCCCTGAGCGGAAAGCCATCAGAAGTCGTCATCCTCGACGGTATCATCAACGACACCAGCTTCAGTAGCTGATGCCTTGAAGCCAGTGGTCTGACCGAACAGTGCAGCCACCTCGGTATCACCAAGGTCACTGCGATCGACACCAGCAGAGCCGTTGATCTCGACAACCTGCACACCAACAAGCTTAAGGCTAGTGCCGTAGGTAACACCATCCTTGAGAATGTAGGGCTTCTGTTTGAATGCCAACTTTACCTTGCTGCCACTGTATACGGGCAGGTCAAGGTTGGTAATGGGTGTACCCTCAGTATCTACAACGGGCGGGCGGTTCTCTTCATTCCATGAGAACTTAGTCTTGAACTTACCCTCGGACACTTCTTCCCAGGGTTCAGGCTTAAGCACAGAGCGCTTGGGGTTCTTCAGCTTGGACTCAGCCCATTTAAGGGTTTCTTTGCGGTCCTCTTCCAGGACATCGATAATGCTAGAGTCCAGGAGAGCTGACAGTGAATACCCAAACTTGGAGGGTTTCAGTACAGCTTGGTAACCTTCAAGGACAACAGGCTGTTGAGTAACGTGGATGGATTGTGCCATTAACAAAAAAAGTAGGTGGATTCGATCACGGTCTCTGGTTCTAGATCACCAATGATCGGTGGTTCAGACTCTGCACCAATCTGTTGGGCAAAGTCTCGCAGGTAGTCATGCTCTGCAAAGAGATGCATGTATGTTTCTCGTACAATGGTGGACAAGGTAGACATGTCCGTTGCACGACAAAGCACAGAATCGTGAATGAGAGCAATAGGTGCGTCGAAGCGTAGAGCACTGAGATGTAGCAAGCTAGCATCCAGACTGTGAATCAGGTTGGGAGCAGTTGCGTTCTTGTGGTGGTTAAGATCAACCTCATCGGTATCCCCAACTGCCACGTTCATCTTACAACGACCCAACAGTTGCAGCTCCATTGTCTGGTACTGCTTCTTATTGAGCTTCTGGTGTACGACAAACCCAGATGGTGTGACCCATTCAAGGTGTTGTACGCCACGCTTTACAGCAGCTGCAACCTCAGTCTCGATCCATTTCATCACAGCCATCGGGCCAGGCACTACGACATCCATAGCGGAACGTATAGCCTTTACCACTTGACTTAGCTCATCCTTATCAAGCTCAATACCATCCTCAAGGAATGCATCTTTAATGTAACCCCTGTTGGAGTAAGGTTTGGCATTGTAAGGGATGGTCATTACGCATCGCTTGGTCTTCTTCCTGTCTAGGTTATCACGCACACGTTCAGGAACTGAATCACGTGCAACCTCAGCGACAACCTTGTAGGCATCTTGAGGCTTATCACCAGGTAGGACATTGACCAGCTTAGCAGTGGACTTATCCCGTGCGAGTCCCGCCAAGATTTGAAGACCACTGCATGTTGCGTCAACTGCAACAGGTAGAACTGTGAATTGTCTATCAGCTATGATCACACAGTGATAGTATTCATCACAACTGGCTAAGAACTGCCATGGTTCCTCAGCACTCTCCCATTCGGGTAGATAACCTATCGGATCCGTAGCAACTCGCGTGATGAGTGTGATGTGATTAGCCACCCACTCAAGACGATCAGCCATTGTAGCCTTATCCAGGCCATAACACGTAGCAACATGAAAAGCTAACCACGACTCAGCCTCAGGAGTCATATACGACCCATCAGCAAAGGTAAGTAACGACTTACCGAAGTCAGTGTCTTGTGGTGTAAGAAAAGCAGGAATAGGATACGCTCTACCACGGTAGTCGAAACTCCATGGACAGAAGAACCTATCCCTGTTCTTAAACCTACGAGCAGCTTCCATAGTCATCCTAGTACGACAGGATTTCTTAGGCTCTTGTGCTTGTATGTTCCTCACCTCCGCTGCCCTTCTCCGATAATCTTTGCGACTATCGTAGTTAGTGTCTATATCAACGGGTTTAACAGGCAGGGGATGATTAACAATTGGAAGGAACTTACCCACAGCTATCTCCAACTCGGTTAACCGTTCTGCTACCTCATAGGTAAACTTGTTAACACGGTATGGGACCTTCTGAATCTTGTTCAGAAAGCTGATGGGTACGTCCCCCTGTATACGGGTGGGATCTCCCCGCCGCACTAGATCGTTACCCTTCATCACCTCATTCAGGAGGTAACCACCCTGGCGATTGTTAGTCCAATCGTTAGGTTCAATTAGCATTGGCCATGCAAGAGGTGCGAATAGTTCAGCATCACTCATGACCTTATCCCTGATCTTAAGGAACTCAGGTGTGGGAATGACAAAGGTAAGCGTGTTCTTGCCCATCCTACGTAGATCCTTGGTGAACCAACCACTTGTTGTCATGATGCAATCAAGCAGCCATGCACCAAGTTTAATACGATTAGCTCGCCCCCATGCTTCCCATTCTGGTATCTCATACCTATTCATCAGGGTACGAATAACTACCAGCTTCTGTTGGGTACCAATAGAGCGGTGGAAGTAGTTCTTCTTTAGTACCGCCAGGAGTCCCGGAGCGGAAGTCTCATAATGCCGCATCTGGCATTCTGATTCAATAGCATGGCCAATTGCATCACAAACTGATTGTAATTGGTCACTACCTTGCTTGACAGAGAATACCTTATCAAAGGTCAGCTTAAGTGCAATAGAAGCTGATGCAAGAGGCTCTAGTTTCGATACATAATTCTTGATTACGTCGAATTGGTGTCCTGATCCTCGCTTGAGTCGATACTCTGTCGTCTCCTGTATGTACTCCACAAGTTTAGGAAGCAGAGCATCAATAGAAGCCACGCCATAAACTGTGGCACTTGCGTAGCTTCTTTCTTGTAGTTTGGCTGTGTTGTCACGTAATCGCTGTAGCCCTTGACGTATTTGTTCACGTTCAAGAGCTACTTGTTCGTCGATCTGTGCAGGTGTAGCCAATACTAGTTACCGTCGATGATTGTGAACTCTGCTTCATCAATAAGTTGCTCTTGTGCAAGCCGTAGGATCTCATCACGATTGGGATGATTTTTGACTTGTTGAATCAGTTGAGCAAGGCGACGTGAATAGGTCTCAGTTGTCATCAGTTACAGGGAAGAGGTGGTGGATAGATTCGTGATCAGCTACAATAAACTCAATGTTTGGTGTATTGATGAGTTGATTGACTTTACGTTGAGCAGCACTACGCTTTTGGTAGACATACTCAGTGACCTTACCTGTCTCAAGGTTGGAAGCACGGATAATGCAGGCGATAGAACTAGGTAATTCCCAACCACCTACCTTCCAGCTCATTACCTCCTCGTAGGTATGCGGAATGAACAACTCATCATCAGAGTCCTTGTATTCTTGCCAGTTATTTGGAAAATCGGGCTTCTTTTTCTTAGTCATTTACCATTCATCCGTTTGTTTGACATTAAGTAGCTCAACCATGGACTTCTTGGCGAGGTCAAGCGCTGCATGTGCAGCTGCCTCTACATTATAGGCGAGGATGTACCACACACCGCTTGTGAGTGTGACTTCATACTCGCGCAGGCTTTTATGAGTGCTGTACATTAGTTACGAATGCAAAGGAACTTAGAGATGCGCTCCAATTGAGCAGTCAGGTACTCAACTTGAGCAGCGTCATAATAACCCGCAGTGGCTTGAGTCCTAAC